CAGCGCTTGTACCAGCACCAGCATGGTCATGGTGACGCCTGTAATTGGCGCAGCCACCGGCACTAGCTTGGCAGTAACTGGTGCAGTCACATCCTCTGGCACGGCAGGCGTTGGTTACGCAACGGGCGCTGGCGGTGCTGTAACGCAACTTACCAGCCGCACCACGGGCGTGACGCTCAACAAAACAACTGGTGCAATCACCATGTTCAGCGCAGCAGGCACAACGACTGCGGCAACCTTTACTGTGACCAACAGCACCGTGGCGGCAACGGATGTAATCATCCTCAATCAAAAATCAGGTACTGATCTGTACGACCTGATGGTGACAGCAGTGGCGGCAGGAAGTTTTAACTTGACATTCCGAACCACGGGCGGCACTACGGTAGAAACGCCCGTCTTTAACTTTGCGGTTATCAAAGGTGTAGCTGCTTAATGAAATCGCCCATCCTTGGTTCGGCCTATGTTGCCCGGAGCGTCAATGCTGCGGACAACAGGATGGTCAACCTGTTCCCAGAAGCTATCCCAGACGGAGGGCAGACAGGCGGGTTTCTAAACCGAGCGCCTGGGCTTGACTTGCTGGTGACGGTTGGGACAGGGCCAATACGGGGCTTGTGGACGTTCAACGGCGTTGGCTATGTGGTTAGTGGCACTGAACTCTACAGCCTCACCACGGCCTATGTAGCCACCTTGCGGGGCACGGTAGCAGGCACTGGCCCTGTCAGCATGAGCGACAACGGCACTCAGTTGTTCATCGCAGCCAACGGGCCGGGTTACATCTACAACAGCAGCACGGCAGTCTTTGCCGAGATCACAGACGTTGACTTTGCTGGTGCGCTAATCGTTGGCTACCTAGACGGCTACTTTGTCTTCATTCAACCCGATAGCCAGATATTTTGGGTAACGCAACTGCTGGACGGTTCATCCGTTGACCCGCTTGATTTTGCCAGTGCCGAGGGTTCGCCTGACGGCTTGGTCAGCATGATTATTGACCACGGGCAGATTTGGCTGTTTGGCACTAACTCAGTCGAGGTCTGGTACGACTCTGGCGCTGCCGACTTCCCCATGACCCGCATCCAGGGCGCGTTCAACGAGATTGGCTGCGCTGCGGCCTTTTCTGTTGCCAAACTAGACAACGGCATCTTCTGGCTAGGCGCAGATGCGCGGGGGCAGGGCATTGTTTACCGGGCCAATGGCTACACCGGCACTCGGGTCAGCACCCACGCCATTGAGTACGCCATTGCCCAATATGGCGACATTTCTGACGCCATTGCCTACACCTACCAGCAAGAAGGCCATGCTTTCTATGTGCTGACATTTCCCACTGGCAACGCCACTTGGGTCTACGATGTGTCTACCCAAGCATGGCACGAACGGGCTGGGTTTGACAACGGCCTGTTTATGCGCCACAGGTCAAACTGCCAGATGGCGTTTAATAGCCAAATTGTGGTGGGCGACTACGTTAACGGCAACATCTACGCTTTTGACCTAGATGTGTACGCCGACAATGGCAGCATCCAAAAGTGGCTGCGCTCATGGAGAGGCTTGCCAACTGGTCAGAACAACCTCAAACGAGTGGTACACCACACCTTGCAGCTTGACGCTGAGACAGGCGTAGGGCTAGGCGTCACGCCAGAGCAAACGGCTGACGGCATCCTTACTGAGTTGGCAAACGTCCCACCAGCCGGCCCAAGTTACCAGTTAATTGCTGAGTTTGATTGGGAATATCTGGCAACCGAATCGGGCAGCGAAATTACAACTGAGTCTGGCGATGGTTTTGAATCGTTGGTGACATTTGCCTACTCTGGGCCTGATACGGCTGGCGCGGAGATTGTCACCGAGTCATTCCCAGCCACACCAGGCTATGACCCGCAAGTCATGCTGCGCTGGAGCGACGATGGTGGTCACACCTGGTCAAGTGAACATTGGACAAGCATGGGCAAGATCGGTGAGTACGAATACCGCACGTTTTGGCGGCGGCTTGGTTCGTCCAGAGATCGGGTGTACGAGGTCAGCGGCACTGACCCGGTAAAGATTGTCATCATGGGCGCTGAGTTGGTGCTGAGTCCAACGTCAAGTTGATATGGCAGACATTACCCAAATCCCTGCGCCTCGGGTTGCTTTTACCCAAGACGGGCAGATCACAACCCAATGGTTTCGTTGGCTCAACAACGTCTACACCATCACCGGCGGTGGCCTTGGCATCACACCAGTTATCAACGGCGGCACAGGCCTAGGCACGATTCCGACCAACGGCAAGCTGCTGATTGGCAACGGCACGGGCTATTCTCTCAACACCTTGACGGCTGGCACAGGCATCACCGTGACCAACGGCGCTGGGACGATTACCGTTACCAACAGCCTGCCCGACTTGACAGTGGTGCTGACGGGCGCGGGAACCACGGTTGTGACCGGGACTTACCCGAGTTTCACAATCACCAGCAATGATGCTTTTGTGGGCACGGTGACTAGCGTAGGCGGCACAGGCACGGTCAACGGCATCACGCTGACAGGCACAGTCACGACAGCAGGCAACCTAACGCTTGGGGGGGCGCTAAGTGGGGTTAGTCTGACAACGCAAGTTAGTGGAACACTGCCAATAGCCAACGGCGGCACAGGCACAACATCTACCACTTTTGCCAGCCTGACAACCAACGTATCTGGTATCCTGCCGGTAGCCAACGGCGGCAATGGATTAGGCTTGGCGTATACAGTGGCAACCCTGCCAGCCGCCGGTACACAAGGCCGCAGGTCATGGGTGACTAATGCTCTGGCCCCTACATTTCTAGCGGCTCCAGTGGGTGGTGGTGCGGTGGTTTGCCCGGTGTTTGACAATGGCACGGCTTGGGTGGTGGGATGATTCAGCATCATTTTAGTTCTGGCGTTTACGTAAAAGAAACACGAATTCCAGTCGGGTTTGTGTTGGTACAACACGCCCATAAACATGACCACTTGTCTATCTTGGCAAGTGGGTCTGTTGAATTGGTTGTGGATGGTGTTAAATCAGTGGTTCACGCCCCTGGTTGCCTTACTATTGCCGCAGGCAAACATCACGGAATAAAATCGCTTACGGATGTGGTTTGGTATTGCGTACACGCAACCGATTGCACAGATGAAAATGAAGTTGATGAAACACTAATTGTTTCAGATAACACAGTTGAAGCAAGTAAAATTGTTTGCTGTTTACAGGAGTAAATTATGCCTTGGTCATGGCTCATCCCCGCAGGAGCATCGCTACTTGGCGGCTACCTATCGTCTAGCGGTCAACAAAAAGCTGCGGCAACTGGCGCGGAAGCGGCTACAACGGCTGCGGGAATACAAAGTGATGCGGCTAGAGAAGCACTTAGGCTGCAAGAACGGCTTGCTCAAGAACAGGTACTAAGGAACGCGCCGTACTCTGAAGCCGGTCTGACTGCTCAAAATCGGATGTTGGATTTGATGGGCTTGAGCAGTAGAACTGGCGCTGCTGGCTATGGCTCGGCTAACCAGCCATTTAGCATGGCGGGGTTTGACCCTAACTCGCTGATGCAACCATTTAGTATGCCTGGGTTTGACCCTAACTCGCTGATGCGTAATTTTGGCTCGGCAGACCTTGAAGCAGATGTAATTCGCCAAGATGCTCTTAGAAATGCCAATAGAATGACTGATCGAAGCCTTGCTGCACGAGGTTTATTTCGATCTCCACAACGCGCTATGGCAGAAATGTCAAACCGGCTTAATACTGGAGAAGGTGCTTTAAGGCGTTTTCAAGAAAACAGAGCCAGCCAAGCAGGACTTTATACAGATGCTTTTAACCGCGACTTAAAAGAAAAAAGCAGCCGAGCAGGACTTTTTACAGACGCCTACAACCGCGACCGAACAAGCCGAATGGACGAGTACGGGCGTTTAAGTGACTTTACAACTAGGGGTGCAAACGCTGCCGCTAACACAGGCACATCGCAAGCTGCCTATGGAACAAACGCTGCTAACCTAATAAGCCAGGGCGCACAGGCAATGGGCCAAGGCGTCATTGGCGCTGGGCAATCAACGGCTGCTGGGCAGATGGGCGCAGGTAACACGTACAACAACGCCATAAACGCTGCGCTCACTGGCTATCAAAACAATCAGATGATGGATTTGTTTAGAAAATCAGCGTATTCTCCGGAACAAATTGCAAACGCAAACCGAATGAATGTACCGCGATATGGTCAAGACTTATTTGTGTAGGAACTAATCATGGCAACCCTTAACGAAATGATAGCGCAAGGAGCGCAGTTCAATGTCCCTGACCCAACAGCGCAGTACAACAAGCTGGCGCAGATGCAGAGGTATCAGCAAGAGAATGAACTTGCCAGATACACAATGGCAAAAGCCCAGCAAGAAGATGTTACCCGTAATGCTTTAAATCAAGCATATCAGTCAAACATGAATCCCGAAACTGGTGAGATTAACTATGCTGGCGTCTATAGAAATTTGGGGGCGGCTGGCGCTGGCGCATCTATTCCGGGCATCCAAAAAACACAATTTGAAGCTGAACAGCAAAGACAGTTGCTTGCAAAAACTAAACAAGAAACATTTGGATTGCAAAATAAAGCAATTGGTTCCGCGCTAACAACGGCAATGAGCGACCCATCAGATGCAGGTTTAAATCAAGCATTTGATATTCTTGATAGCCAAAAAATTGACACTAAAATTTTGCGTAGTCAGCTTTTAAACATTCAAGACCCTGCAAAACGGTTGGCTGCTATTCGAGGCTATGCGACCGCGCATCCAGAAGGTATTGCGGCAATGAAGTTTGTTGCACCTGATCCGCTAGAAATTACTAAAGGTGATGGCAGCAAAATTTTTGTAGATAAAAACCCAAACAGCCCTACTTTTAAACAGGAAATATTGCCTTCGCAAGTTGCTGGAATGACGCCAACTCAAGCGGCTACTGTTAAAACTGGGCAAGATCAACTACAAGTTTCTCAAGATAGATTAGCGTTTGACCAAGCTAAATTAAAATACGAGCAAGAAAACCCTGACTTTAAATTGATAGAAAGTTCAATGCCAGATGGAACAACAGCATATTTTGCTGTTGATAAGGCGGGTAAGGCAAAACCAATAACTATAGCAGGAACTAATTTAACTGGCGTCAACCTACCTGCACAAATTGCTGCAAGTCGTTTAACATTTGACAGAGAAAAACTAAAATATGAACAAGATAACCCTGGCTTTACAGTACAAGATACCGATAAAGGTTTGGTTGCTGTCAATAGTAAAAACCCAAGTGATGTAAGACCGTTAAAAATTGATGGCAAAGGCGTTATATCTGCCTCTGCTACTGCATCAACAAATAGGCTTAATTTTGACAGGGATAAACTTGCTTGGGAAAAAGCTAATCCTGGTTATACAGTCCGAGATACTGCTGATGGCTTGGTTGCGGTTAATAATAAAGACCCAAGTGATGTTCGACCTCTAATGCAAGGTGATAAAGGTATCGTATCCGCTACTACTGATACCGCAACAAAAAACCGTGTTTCTCAAGAACTTAGGGCAGCAGCGCAATTACTTTCAACTGCTAGAACCGCTGGAAATCGTCTTGCGTTTGACCAAACCAAATTTGCTTGGGAAAAAGCTAACCCTGGCTTTACTGTTAGGGAAACAGATACTGGGTTAGTCGCTGTTAATTCTAAAAACCCCACAGATGTGCGCCCAATCAGCGTGGAAGGAACGCAACTTAAAGGCAAACCATCAGCGTTTGCTGAAAAAGCAGCAGCCCAAAAAGTACAGATGGGTAAAGACCTTACCCAAGCTATTACAGAACTTACAGATGTAACTAAAGATGGTGGTTTAATTGACCAATCTACTGGCAGTGGTGTTGGGCGCGCTATAGATTTAGGTGCAAGAATTATTGGACAAGCAACGCCTGGCGACATTGCAATTGGCAAACTTCAGCCAATTGCAGACATTGCGTTAAAAATGGTTCCTAGATTTGAAGGCCCACAATCTGACAAAGATACAACGTCATATAAGCAAGCCGCAGGTCAATTAGCAGATCCAACATTACCCCCTGAAATTAGAAAAGAAGCTGGTAAAACTGTTTTGCGGTTAATGAAAGCCAGAAAAGCGCAGTTTGGCACAGTTGATATGGTG